CAACATTCTGAGGTAATTCGTATAAGTTTGTTCAGGGTTTCCGTATACATCTAACTGCACCGCTTTATATTCCCAATGACTAGGAATGGTTTTGAGGAACTTGCAATAGTCCTCCATGCTGATATGTTTGCCTGTATTCCATGCGGTAAATGCCCCCGAATCCACAATTAAGCGGAATGTCGAGGGGTCTTTATCCATCAGAAAGCGATAGACCTGCTGACTGAAATAAGGAAAAGCAACAAGGATATTTAATTTAACTGACTTCGACATCATGCAAGCCAAGGTCATCAATCAAGTTAGTAATCTTTTCACGGAGCATGGCTTTTTCTTCTCCGCTACAACTAATTACGATTTTTTCCTTTGCTTGTGTATCGACTGCATCAATATTATCCATGCGGTCAATGTCGGACTGCCATCCATTGAATAGTAGGTTTAGTTCCTCAGGACTAAAACCCGTAGCAATTTGCTCAATGTCAGTCATGCCCTCTAGTTCTAGTTTCAGGAGTTCTTCGTCCCATCCTGAGTTAAGAGCAATCTTATTGTCGGCAATGATATAAGCCTTGCGTTGGCTTTCGGATAGGTGGGTAAGCCTAATACAAGGCACTTCGCCCATATCCAAAGCACGGGCGGCTAAAACCCGTCCATGCCCCGCAATAATTGTTGAGTTCTCATCGACTAATACAGGGTTATTGAATCCGAACTCACGAATAGAAGCGGCAATTTGTGCCACTTGCGATTCGCTATGAGTACGAGCATTATTCGCATACGGAATTAATTTTTCGGTGGCGACCTTTTCAATTTTCATTTTGAGCCTTTAAGTAACGGTTATCGGAATAGGTATAGAGCCACACCTTTTTTCTTTCTTTAGGGCGAGGGTTATCTATCTGTTCTCTCTGAACATATCGCTGACGCATGAAATAGCAAAGAGTCATTGAAATTTGGCTTGCCTTAAGGTCAGGTAAGGCTTCCCGTATTTCAGTAATCGAAAGGGGTTTTGCCCGTTCTCTGAATAGGTTTCGTATCTTGGTTACTGCCTGACTGCTTTGATTGTTTTCAGACATAAAAAAACCCCATGTATTACACATGGGGCTAAGTATTACAGTAGAACTAATACTTGTCAAGCAAGCAGTAATTCCATGGCTTGATTCTTGATTCTATCGCCTCTGCCGAACCATGCGGAGTCCAAGCGGGCATCGTCAGTACGGCTTTGAGCATGATGGTCGTAATACTCGGTAACGGCATTAAGCATACCCCACTTGGTATGACCGACCAATTCAATGCCTCTAGCCTCTTCATCAAACAAGGCAAGGATTTTCTTAAATTGGCGATTGTCTTCCAACTTATGCTCATCACGCTTAACTTGGTTCCAAGGGGTAATCAACTTCTCAAGGAACTTCTTAGCGGCAGGCAGGCTCATCTTCTGCTTCTGTAATACTTGTGCCATTTCCATAAATGAGCCAAAAGTGCTTACGGCACCCGCCAAACGCATTTGCATTTCCTGTGGGTCAAACTTGCTTAGGTGGCTCAGAGAAACTAAATGGCGTTTGTCCTGCATAGCCATCTGCAAAGTATTATTGCAAACCACTCGGATAGAAGTAAAACGGGCAGTAGTGGCTAAGGTGCGGTCGCAAGAGGTCGATAACAGAAGGAAACCGCCCACTGTATCGTTCTTGACTACCTCGCCCATCGTGCCAGTTTCAGCAATAGCCCACATACGCTTACCGCCTGCTAATGTGCCTGCTACCTGAATCTTAAAGCCTGCCATATCAACCAACTCACGGAAAAACTCTAATACATCACGGGGCTGAACTGGATGGTAACGATTGCTTACTACGGATAACGGGGCTTGCGTATCGGAACGATATAAAACATTTTGCCCTGCAAACTCTTGCAACTGAAATTGCTCTTTTTGAATATGAGCCTCGTAGCGGACAGGGGCAGACAATACTTCCCAATCCATGCCTGCCTGCACTTGCCACTCCTCAATGGTGGCATCAGGATTAATTTCCTGACCCAAGCCATGCCAAGGAGTTTCGCCTGCAAAAGCGGTTTCTGCAAAGCCATTAGAACGAATTGTGATTTCATGTGACATGATTAATTTCCTTTTAGATGATTAACGATTAATAAACAAACACTCATACTGGTGACGAACACCTTTTGAATCAATGTAGGTTTCCCCACATCCTGACATCCACTCCAAGACTATTACTGCTAGTCCTACTGCGAATACTGCCATGAGGATTACCTCTAATACTTTGGTTAAAAATTTCTTCATATTGCTCCTTTTCGTGATTGACTAAGACCCCCGCAGGGGTTTCGGCTATTAAAGCCTCATCAGTTAGTCTGGATTGCATTCGTAATCATATTGAGCAAAATATTCGGCATCGCTAACTCCGTCATCGTTTTCTGCATCTTCTTGTTTCAAAGCAACATTAAACATTTCGTCAAGTATTTCAATTGCACTTTCCATGCGTTTTAAATCAGACAAGAGAATTCGTTTAGCAGTTAAATCTTTAGCACTTGCTAAACGCTTATCAAGTTTGCCAGCCTCAATTTTTGCCAAATCTTGCAAATCAAGAATTTGGACTGGATTTAGTGATTTCATAATTGCTCCTTTTCGTGTATGGCGGGATGCCATACAAGTATTATAGGGTCATATTTGTAATGGATAAACCAGTATTTGTTACGGCTAAAACTGGTAATGGGGGTGCAGGATGGGGGTATTTTTAGGGTTTTCCCGACCCCTATCGAGGACTTAAGAAAACGGGTTTTGCGGGGGTTTTGGGGTTCTTGGGGTATAGCCCTTAGATAGGCGAAAAAAACCCCGCCTCGAGGGCGGGGTAAGCCTGCTGTGCTGAAGAAGGCGGGGGGTAGTCACGAAAAGGTCGCTTAGTGTGAAAAAGCGAGGAAGTTTTCGGTTATTCCTAGAACCACTACCCCCCATATCTTGATTCTACTACCTAAAAGGGAATGTCCTCATCTATATCCGCAAGCCCCGCAGGGGTAGGTTCAGAGGGTTTGGCTAAGTCCTTAGGTTTACCCTCAGCCTTGCCTCCAACCATTTGCATAGACTCGCCAATGATTTTCGTAATGTATCTATCTTGCCCGTCTTTCTGATACTTTTCAGTCCGCAATTTTCCTTCAACATAAACTTGCGAACCCTTGTGTAGGTATTGCCCTACTATTTCAGCCAACTTGCCAAAAAATGCCACATTGACCCATTCGGTAACTTCTTTCTGTTCCCCGCTTTTGTCTTTGTATTTTTCGGTGATAGCGATGCTGATATTCGCTACGGCTTTCCCGTCAGGCATAAACCTCATTTCAGGGTCTTTACCTAAGTTGCCGATTCCGTGCCATTTATTTACTGCCATGATTACTCTCCTAGTTTGATGATTAAGTCCTGAACCTCGGACAAAAACTGCTTTACTTCTACTTCCATATCCGCAATGATTGATTCATCACGATTACAACGAACAACGAACAATTGATTGCGTTTAGGCAATCGAGGGTCAAATGAAATGAAATCGCACCATTGTCTATTCGTTACCCATAACTGACATTGAATCTGTTTGTAATACTCAGAGGGTACTTTATTTGCAAAGATATAGTCAAGGTGCGTAGTCGTATTAGGGCATTTGACTTCTACCAATCCATCTTCGCCTACCAAGCGGTCAGGGCTTACTCCTAACCACTCAATAGTTGGGTGTAGCCAAAATCCCGTCTTATCTACAAAAACATTATTGCGTTCTTCATAAGCCATACAAGCAAAGCGTTCTTGCTCAATGCCCCATTCCATCGCTGAATTGGTATATGACTCAGGACTAGCACCCGTCATGCGTTCAGCAACTATTCGCACTTTGTATTTGTAACGAGTAATTGCCTCGCCTGTTTTGCCTTTAGCCATAACATCAGCAACATTAGAAGCGGTTACATGACCTAGCCGTAGCCGTTTCCATTCATCGGTGCCCTGCTCAACTTTGGTAGCGTTGATGCGGTCTTCAGTGGTAAATGTGGTCATGCCGTTACCTCAGTTAATTCAGTTTTGCGTTTATCTTTTGCTTGCTCTAATACTTTAAGTGCATCTTGATTGTTTTTGCAAGCCTTAACCCCTGCAATGTAATTTTGTTTCAAGCCATCCATATCTACTGCACTAGCAATAGTTTCTAGGATTGCTCCAATATCAACAGGCTCAGGTTCGCCCTCAGATGGCAAGTCTTCACCCGCATACACATATAGCCCGATTCCAAAACAGGCAATGCACTTGGCAAGGCATCGCATCGTAGCATCAGAAATTTTGCGGGTATCGGGATTCTTGACTGCATTGTTGCGGTTATCCATGACGGGCAACTGCATACGCATAGTCTTACCAAAAGCAGTCACATTACAAAAGACCATGACTGTTTCATTCCAAACTTTAGGCTCGGGGAACTCCCAAGTCGCAGTCGGGTCGTTTTGCAAAAGAGTATCTACCGACCAAGTCCACGAAAGGTAGTTCAATTGACCTTTGCGTTCAATATGCTCATTGACATTGATGGTGCGGAGTTCGTTAAAAGTTTTCATGTTTACATTCCTCATTGATGATTAAAAAATTAGCAAAGACCTTGGTTGTATCTATCAACTGCGTGGTCATTAGCCCAACTATCCAACATTACTGCTACTGCATCAAAAATTGCTTGCCCAAGAGCCAATCGGTCGCCCGTTTGTAAAGCCTCGGTAATCGCTTTTTGATGTTCCTCTGCGTACAAAGCATCGTTTGCAATCGCATCCATAAAGACATCGAATTTCTTGATGTCATACTCGTCTGCCAACAAAGCCTCGACCTCTTGGTCAATGGCATCTTCTTCATCGTATTTATCTTGATATGGCTGTTCTAGCCATCTGTCATAGTTGCTCATAAATTCTCCTTTTCGTAGGTATGGCTTAATGCCATGAGAAGTATTATAGTATCGGAACAATGAATGCGGACACAATTTTTCTTACCTTACCTTATCCCCCATCCGTCAATACGTATTGGGGGTTTCAAGGGCATCGCAGATTCTTAACGACTAATGCGGTTAAGTTTAAGAAAGAGGTGGCTCATCAGGTGAGCCTATGCCCGACTAGATTTGGTGATGCAAGACTTGAAGTAGTCATTACGCTTAACCCGCCTGATAAACGGGTCAGGGATATAGACAATATTGCCAAGCCGACTTTAGATGCGTTAGTGAGTGCAAACCTATTTTCGGACGATAGCAATATAGACCGATTAGTAATCATTAGGTCTAATATCATTAAAGGTGGTTGTATGACGGTGGGGGTAGGAAAACTATAATACTTCCTCTATCATTGCTTTATCACGAAAAGGAGCATCATGCATTACTTTCAATTTGAAATAAAGGAATGGATTGCCAACACGGCACATCTAAGCCTAGAGGAAGAATCCGCTTACCTTAGGCTAATTTTTTACTACTATGATTCGGAAAAGCCAATCGCTAATGCGGACTTGGATAAGATTTTTCGCAAGTGCCGTATCCCTAAAGAATTAGGTTGCTACATTTTGGCTGAATTCTTCCAATGCGAAGATGACCAAGTTTGGTTTCATAAAAGATGTGATGAGGAAATAGCCCGCTACCATGCCAAGCGAGAGCAGGCATCTAGGGCAGGGAAAGCATCTGCTGAACGGAGATTTAACGGGCGTTCAACAGACGTTCAACCAATCATAAATCAAGAATCATTAATCATTAATCAGGAATCAAATAAAAAGATAAGGACTTCGTCCCTTGCTCCCAAGGTCGCAATTCCTATTGGTGTTGATGAATCTATTTGGAATGATTTTTTAACGCTTAGGAAAAGCAAGAAAGCAAGCCTAACGGCTACTGCCCTAAAAGGCATAGAACGGGAAGCAGGCAAAGCAGGATTAAGCCTACAAGAGGTATTACAAATTTGTTGTGAAAGGGGATGGGCAGGATTTAAAGCCGATTGGGTTAAAGATATACCTAAGCAATACAACGCACCAACTAGCAAAAATGTTAGTGCGGCAAGAGCAATTTTTGGCGATGAAAGGGGATTGGTAAATGAACGAACAATCGACATTACCCCAAAGAAGATTACCTGATGGTTGGGTTCAAAAAATCTTTGCCACTATGCAAGGGCATTACGGCACTCGTTTTTTAAATATGTGGAAAACAGGGCAAGAACTTCCCGATGGTAGAGATGCGGGAGTAGTAAATGCTATGAACCATTGGGCTGATAAATTAGGGGGCTATAAAGACCATCCCGAAACTATCAAACGGGCATTGGAAAACCTGCCACTTGAACCGCCAAGCCTGCCACAGTTTGCCGAAATCCTTAGGCATAGTTATATCCCGCCTGCCGTACCGCAGTTGGAAAATAAATGGACTGAGGAGCAGTTAGCCCGTAATAGAGAACGGGTTAGAGAAATGATGGAAAAATTAGATTTAACCTCGAAAAGGAAAGAAAGAAATGACTAAAACAGTAAGCCTAGCCTATTGCGATTACATAGCCCATGTAATCAAACAAAATCTAAAGCCGTTAGATACAGAAGGTCTAATCGGTGCAGTTGGAAAAGTGCAATATGACTTAACCCCTACGGGTGAGTTTTGCAGTACGACCAAGACCTTATGGGTTGCGGATAAAAATGGCAAGCAGTATGTAATCACTATACAGGAAGCGTAATCATGCACAACGAAGAAATCAGTCCATTCAAAGCCCTCGACTTTATTAGAGATAACGCTAAGGCTTATGCACAAGCCAAAGCAGATGTCGTCTATATGTCAGAGTTCCGTAAAACAATGAAAGCATTGCTAATGAATGAATGCACGGCTAAAACGCAAAGTGAAAAAGAATCGTATGCGTATGCCCATGCATCATACATTAAGCATCTCGATGCTTTGCGAGAAGCCCATGAAAAATGCGAGGAATTGCGTTGGCTAATGGTAGGTGCGGAAGCAAAGATTGAAGTTTGGCGAAGCCTAGAATCATCGGCTCGCATTGAGGTAAAGGCGACCCAATGATTGAAACTATCCTAACCGTAATGGGTTTAGGTCTGTTTCTTATATTGGTAGGGGTAGCGGTCATCTGTTTCATACTTTATGTAGGTTCAAGATGATTCGCTTTTATCCCTCTGTTACCGAAATAGAAATTTGCAGGCATATAGGGTCTATCAGGCATCGGGAAACCTCTAAACAGGGAACCGAACGCAAGCAAGACGATAATCAAGATTCATTAGAAATATCATTTATCGGAGTTATATCCGAATATGCCGTAGCAAAATACCTAAACCTTAATTTTGACTTGAACTGCGATTTTAGAAAGTTTGGGGCAGACCTTATATCTAAAAAAGGCTCAAAGATTGATGTTAAATGTGCCAAGACCGCAGATGGAAATTTAAATGCAGTCGCTTGGTCGGGAAGTAAAGATGCCGATATTTATATACTTACTGTATTAGGTAATAACTACATTGGCATTGTGGGTTGGGTTAGTAAAGAAAATTTTATAATTGACGACAATCTTAAACAGGGCAAAAATGGAGAGTATTATTCATTACCTCAATCTGCATTGATACCCTTTTATGAACAAAGCCCAAAGAAAACATTATGACCAAATCGCAAAACTCGGTTGTATCCTTTGCAGACATCTTGGCTACTCAGATAGCCCTGCGGAAATCCACCACGTCAGAAAGTTCGGGGGTAAAAGAGACCTTGCCCCAGTTATCCCCCTCTGCCCTGAACATCATAGAGGAAATACAGGTGTTCACGGACTTGGCAAAAAAAGATTTGCAACTCGCTACTCGCTTGACGAACAGGACTTGGTGGAACTTACCGAAAGAGCATTAAGCGAAAGCCCTAGTGCCTTGCTTGTCAATAATAAGTTTTGAATACCTAAAATAGTCGTTAGGTTTATTAGGCACGCTGATATGAGTCCATCCACCACCTTTTTCAGGGTCGTAGAACTCACGAATAATCTGGTCGTATTGAATATCGCTTGCAATAATGGCTCGGCAAACTTCATCAGGGGTCATGCCTACAACCCGTATATCAGCCGCACAACCAATTCGATGCTGACTGCTATCCTTTGACCCTACCGCATCATTGACTTGCTTAGAGCGATACGCAGAATTGATTTGAATGGGCTTGCCAAGTAATGCCCTGACCTTTTCTAACATTTCAGCCAAACGCTTGAGGTTTTCTAATTCGTAAGGATTAGGACTGTTATCCCAACCATTGCGAGAGGCGACTTCGCTATGCGTTAATTCTTCAAGACTAAAATGTTCACTTAGGTTCATTTTGTTTTGCTTTCATATCCATAATTTTTTCCAAAGTCCTGCCACCAAAATAAAAGGACATAATGAGCATTCCCCATTGACCAAGTAGTTCAACATATTTTTGATTTGTGTCAATTCCAAATGCAGACATCAAAGCAAAAGTTGTATAAGCCAAAAGAATAAAAATTAAGGTCATTGGTCTAATATTTTTAGAAAGCCAACTATCAGACGACATATCTGCTTCCTGTCGTTTAGTTAGTTCTTGTGCTTCTATATTGTCAGCATTAAGTTCGGCTAACCGACCTTCTTGTTGCATCTGCAATAATTCTTTTTGAGCCTTTGCTTTAGCCTCAGGGTCAGGAATAAACTTATCTAATACTTTCATTCCAACATCAAGTAATGCGGTAAGTGGAAACATTATTTTTTACCTAACCTTTCTCTTTCTTCAAGAAGTTTTACTTTTACTTGTAACTCATTTATGTCTTTATAAATCGTTTCTTTCATAAATGCCCTTTTTTCAGCACTAATTGGCGAGTCAGTTGGCACTCCTTCTTTAGTAATTAATGCAGGCATTGAACCTTCGATTTTAGTCAGGCGGGTAGAAAAATCCGATACTTGTCCAAGCAACCATGCAATGCAGGCTACTAA